TGATGCTATGCAACAAGTAACACTTAAACTTAAACCAGGAATACATGAAAGTCATTCGAGCATACCACCGTTAACTGTATTCCCCGATGAACTAATCATGAATAAGGATGATACTTATTACTGGCCACTCGAACCGAACAACAGTCACGGTACCGGTAAGAAGTTCGGTGACACTGTTGGACTGCTTCACGAAGACATCGAGCGACATTATGATGTCACATAGACTATTGCTGATGTTGCTGCTGATGACACCGGTCAAGGCAGCAGCTGACTGGCTCGATCTGCACATGGCCAGCAAGCACACCCAGCAGGGTGAGTTCAATGAAGTGAACCCTGGCCTCGGCTACATGGGTCGAGGGTTTGCTGTTGGATTCTATAAGAACAGTCACAAAAAGACATCAGTCTACCTGGCCAAGTACCTGCAGACAAACACTAAATATGTCAATGTTGGTATCGCTGGTGGTGTCATCACCGGCTATAAAAAGCAGACCGGCAGGACAATCGCTCCTATAGCATTCCCCTATTTCACAGTTGGCACCCATGAGGTTGCACTGAAGATCGGCACCATACCAACAAAGGACCCGGTGATCACGTTCAGTCTGATGGTTCGCATGTAGCAGGTTAACTGCTATAATAAACATATTCAATTACTTAAAGGTGACATATGACATCTCTGGCAGACTTCGTAGAAACAGAAACTCAACTCAACGACCTCATCGCAATCGAAAAATGCGGTGGTAATATGAGACAGGCAGCCAGGGAGCTTGGTAAAAATATCAGGACACTTCAAAGAACAGTAGATAGAATTAAAAAGAAAGCAGCAAAAGGTGGTTGGTCACCTGATCATGATATGACGAAACCAACAGCACCAGGTTACCATGTCAAAGGTACATCGACTCTCTACGATGACGCTGGTAACCTGAAGATCCAGTGGGTGAAGACTGATCTGACTCAAGAGAACCAACTCGAAGCGATCAGCAAAGCTATCGATGAAAAGATTAAACAACTCCCCGCACTCCCACGAATAAAAGCACCAAGGAAACTCAACAAAGATCTCTGCTCCTTATACACCATTACTGACTATCATGTGGGTATGTATGCCTGGGATAAAGAGGCCGGTGACAACTGGGACACCGATATTGCACAAGAGGTTCTGGTCAACACCATGCATTCTTTGATGCTCGGCACACCGAATGCTGAGACAGCGATCCTGAACATCCAGGGAGACTTCCTGCACTGGGATGGTCTGGAAGCTGTAACCCCAACGTCAGGCCACCCAGTGGACGCTGACACACGTTACTCTATGATGGTTGAGCTTGGCATGGACTTGGTGATCAACTGCACAGAGATGCTCCTGGGCAAGCATAAGAAGGTCAAGGTGATCGTCTGTGAAGGTAACCACGATCTGTACGGCAGTGCCTGGTTGCAGAAATTCGTCAAGAAGATGTTCAGAAACAACAAACGAGTGGAAGTCGATGACACTGCGATCCCCTACTACGCACATCTGCATGGCAGGATTATGCTGGGATTCCATCACGGCCATAAGAAAAAGAACACTGCACTGCCTGAGCTGTTCGCCAGTGAACCAAGGTACCGTGAGATGTGGGGTCAGGCTAAGTACACCTACATCCACACCGGCCACTATCATAGAACAGAGCAGGACATGTCTGAGTGTGGTGGTGCGATAGTTGAAAGACACCCCACCTTGGCTGCCAGGGATGCCTATGCAGCTCGTGGTGGGTGGGTCAGCTGGAGAGCAGCACGTGCGATCACGTACCACGTTGAAGATGGGGAAGAGTGCCGAGTGACACGTCCTCCCCGTTACTATACACCTGAGTTGGTTTCTGGATCAGGTTGACCTTTAGCACCTATCTCATAATGACCAAAGGCCCAGTAGTCGAGATGACTGCATTTCCTGCAGCGTGTACCAACTTCTGAAGGGACACCATCGGTTCTGTCTTTAATTGAGATCGCGTTCTCATGACCGCATGCCGGGCATATCCCATAGTCATCGTAGACGATTGGTTCAGGTGCTTTATCAACACAGGTTTCACGTGGTGGTTCAGTACAGCCACCGATCAACGGTGAAAATGCATCAGGACCACCTAAAAGATCTTCTCTGTTACCAGTGATAAACGTATTCCTGTATCTTAATATATCATCGAAATCTTCAGGTAAACAGAACGTATTTGTACACTCTTCTTCCTTCACTGCAGCTTCGGCCATCAGTGCTGCATAGGACACGTTGTCTTCATAGTCATCGAGCTTGAATGCACCACCTTCCATCCTGGCCATCTTCAGGAACATCATAAACTTCCAACCTTCAGTCTCAGTCAGGTTGTGGCTGGTCATCTCATTGAACGACTTGACGCATCGCTCCATGGATCGTTCACCGTCTTCTTTATCACGCTCTACACCACGTGTCTCGATCAGTTCTGCTGCGTTGGTTAATATTTTACTTGCTTTCATAAGTCACCTCACTATAGTTAAGTCTGTATTTTTTCTAACTTCATTCATTTGTAATAAATGATCTTCGTACAGCTCGGACGGATCTTCGACCGCGACCTTGCTTTCATTCTTCAGGACCCACACTTTAACAGGTTCCCGTTTATTGTAAACAGTCATCTCACGTACACCCAGTGATCGTAATGTCGACCCAACCTTCGCTGGTGTGAAGTGCCTGGCATCAAGATACATGTCAGCAGATGAGAACAGGTCACCACTGCGTAGAGTGTTGCATAGTTCTTTCGATGTTGCTAGGTCACATTTGAACGCACCATAACCTCCGTTAATGAATGCTTCAATGGTCAGATGCATCGGAGATTTAGAGCTGTCACGGATGCTACGCATAAAGTCAGTCATCGGTGGAGCTTCGAACGGGTTGAACCCTGTAACATCGACATAGTACATCAGATGGTTTGCGACATGTTTCCAACCGTCACCCTTCATCCAGGGCCAGAGCACATCCCAGTATTCTTTCCACTCCTGTTTCATGTCATCATTGCGATCACGCATGCGTAGATCCGACCACAATGCCAGGAAGCGACGTGATACGCCGTTGATCTTGATCGGTTCGATACTGTTAGTGGTCATCGTCGCATTGATTATGTTACGCACGTTGATCGGTTTGATACCTTTCTGATTAACACGCAGTGTATCCGGTGGTGCAGCTGCCAGTGGTTTAAGTTTATTACTGACTGCCACAGCTTCACGTCGATCACCAAGCTCTGCTTCATTGATGTGCAGATACTTTGTCGACAGTGCGAACTCGTTGAAATTAGTCAGTAACTCTTCACCACTGATCACTGTGTGATTGTGACCCATGGCCTTAGCCAATGGGTACAGGATGAAATCTTTACCGATACCTTCACCACCACCGAGGATCAACATGTGGTTTATCTTCACGTCAGGATGCCTGAGCGTGTATGCCATCCACTGTTCTATGTGGGTGAGGTAGTCACCCCAACCCAACTTGATAATGTGATCACGCCACATGGTAACGTCACCATGCACAGAGAAGTTCGACACATCTTCCGACCAGGTGTTGGCGTAGGTCACGCCGTTCTCAACAAATATGCGAGGCTGTTTCGGTGCGTAGTCCATCTGATCAACCTTCTGAACGCGACCATCCTGCAGTGCAGTCTTACGGGCCTCAAGATCCTCATGACTAAAGCTGTTCTGATAAGCGTCAGTCGTGAAAAAGATCCTGGTGTTCCAGTCGTAGAATTGATTCAGCTGTTTAATGAAGACAGTATTGTTGTAAAAGTCAGCTTCGCTAGTCTTACCGTCGTACCACTGCTTTCTCAGGTCCTTCAGGATATCTTTGAACTCACCCTTACCCCAGCTCATGATGTCACAGATTGTGTTGTGATACTCCAGCTGAGTCATCTTCGGCATGTCATCAACGTACTTCAGTATTGACGCTGCTGTCTCACGACCTTCTGTACTGTTAGGATGTTGTCTGCGTAGTATGTCGAGCAGCTTTGCAATCGCATCGCTGTCGTCTACCTCTTGTACCGGCGACTCCACCGTCTGCGTTGTTTGCGGTGCAGGTTGTGCCGGCAGAGTGTTCGCTGGTTCAGGCGTGAGAAACGATGGTTCGGCAAGGCTGGAAAATTCTCGCATGATCTGCCAGTTCTTGAGCGTACTGGAAAAGTCAGGTGATCTGGTATCAATGTATCGCAGGAGGTCCCGGCCAGTTCGTCCCTGGCAGCTTCCATGATGACACTTGAACCCGATGCTACCGTCGGCATTAGTAAACACAGCACTGCCATCATCATCCTGGTTCGTGTGTTCTTCGACCCATGGGCACTTAATATCAAAACGACCATCTGACCTTACCTCTTTGATGTGAATTATTTCTGGAATGTTTATGAGTGGATGATCAGATACTGCAGCAGCACCATCGACACGCGACTCACGACGGACCTTGTTTAGATCCACCGCAAACGGTGCAGCAAGCTGCTCGATTGTCACCCTGTTGAATGGTTGCCATAATGTCAGCTGACACTTGAACGGCAGACCCATGTCAAGTTTATCTGTTTTGCTGTTGTAACCTTCTGGTAGACGCACATATCTGGTGACACCCTTCATACCGGGGTCTTTGCCAGCCGGTGCCAGGCCATTAGCGACCAGTCCGTCCAGCAGGTTCTCCACCATGTGACGATCAGTGCAAGGTTGATCTAGTATGTACCCCCACTGTTCGGACCCCTTAGAAGTCTCCAGAATCCACGCAGGGGCCGGTAACTTTGACACTTCATCCATGGACAGCTTCTCTTTGACATCGTCCAGCACGATCACCGGTGTGTGCTTGAACAGGGCCTTACGTCGACGTGCTTGCTGCTGCTCGTCACAATAGAAGTTACTGATGGTGAAGTATTGATTGGTCCCATGTTGCATAGGATAGCGACACCAGTAGTCACCCTTCCATGCGATTAAATGCTTGTCTTTCGGTATGTTACCGGGGTCATAGGGGAAATCTGTAACGTGTACCCAGGGCGCGTCAGCCCCGAAAAGTGCTGTAAGGAATTCATTGTTTGTCACCATTGAATGTTGTCTCATAAGTTGAACAGATAGCGGAGTGAGAGTTACTCAGACTATCTATATTAATACAAATCGAGCTTTCTGTCAGTATGTAGGTTACAGACAATGTTACACAAAGTCAAATTAAATGTTGACAAGGTCTACCGAGTTCCACTAGAATAGATGCTGTCGTAATAATTAACTATAAAAAAAACGAGGTACAACAATGTGAGCGAATGTTTAAACGGTGACCTGAGAGTTCGGGTCAATGAATTAGAACTCAAAGATTTTATCACTTTTGCACCAGCACGTACAGGTAAACCTTACCAGGTGCTGATCCGCGAGATAATGTCAGCTTTCAACGACGGTCGACTACGCATCACTCCGACTGAAGAACAGAAAGCAACCCTGAAACACAACACTGAGTTATACTCAGAATCATAAGAGGAAAAACAATGTCAATTGAAAACAATCTAAAACGCATCGCTGATGCACTTGAAGAAATTCAAAGAACCCTGCAGCAAGATATCAACCCTGTTATAACCACTGTCGCTACACCTGCACCCGCTGGTGTGGTAGCGCACTCACCTGAACCTGGTGAAGTTGAACCTATTGCTGTACAACCTGCTTTAGTTGCAGCGACTGGCGCACCTGCTCCTGCTCCTGCTCCTGCTCCTGCTCCTGCTCCTGCTCCTGCAGCAGAGACAACGGGTG